TGCGTTTATGAAAATTTAACAAAATTGTGAATTTTCGTCGGGCTAGTTGATTTTTATCGAAAACCCGATATAATAAAAGTAAAAGGAAGCTATTTTACCTTGGAGGGAAAAGTAGGCGTTCTTTTTTGCACCATTTAGGCGGAATTTCGCTCTAAATAAGGCAAAGGAGGGAGAAATTATGGCAACATCCACATTCGGCAAACAGTTCGCTGTGAAACCGGAGAAAGCACATGATTTTGTGAAAGAAATGACTAAGAAAGTGGCTCCCACACTGAGTAGTGATTTCAAAACTCACTTAAAACATGAAAAAGATTTGAAAGAAAATCTTCGGAGAGCACTTAAGTAAATGATTGAATATTTAGTTGTACCAATGGGAGAAATAGTAAACAAAGGGTACGATGCAGAAAAAATCGAAAGTGCATTTAAAAAGTTCTCTTGTCATCGTGAGATTGATTTAGAGGACTTTTTAGTGCATAAAACTATACCTTATGAAAATACTAATTATGGGAAAACATACCTTCTAGTTGATCAAAAACAACTGGAAGACGGAAAGTTCAGGGTATTGGCATATTTTACGATAGCTCAGAAGTCGTTAGACATTTCAATCCTATCGAACAAGCGGAAGAGGAAAGTTCTCGGTAATTATCCTGGAAGAGATAAGTTGGAATCAGTTCCGGCATATTTAATTGGCCAGCTTGGAAGATGCGATACTTGTTCTAATGAAGAATTGAGTGGTCAGCAGATATTAAATGAGTGTTATCATGCTATAAGCCTGGCTGCAAAGGTAGTCGGTGGGAATCTAATCGTTCTTGAATGCAGGGAGCATATGTATGATAAGTTTTATGAGGGTCAGGGGTTTAAGAAGCTGTATGATGAGCTGAATGATGAAAGCCTATATACCCTTTATAAGAAAATTGATTTTACTGATTATTGGAATACATAGAAATTAAGGCACCCTCCGGGGTGCTTTTCTAATGCAAAATTTTAAGTAGAGGAAGGTGGTGACGTGGCGAATTATGAAAACATAAAAGATAAAGGATTTGATCATCGAACAACGGACGAACTACGGATTATTACATCAAAAGGAGGTAAAGCAAGCGGAGAAGCGAGGCGTCGGAAAGCAGATTTCCGGAAGACGCTGAACATGCTGCTTACTGCTGAAATAGATAGTGAAGAATGGAAGCCGGTTCTAGAGGCACTTGGTGTTGAGTGTACTTTAGAGTCAGCTCTTTTGATGGCGCAGATTAAAGAGGCGTTGGCTGGAGATACGAAGGCAGCCACCTTTGTTGCAAAATACTCTGGCCAGTCTTCTGAACCTGACGAGAACCGGTTGAACCGTGAAGCAGATACAGAGCTTAAGAAAGCACGCAAGCAGGCGGTTACTGGTGAAAATGAAACGGAAGAGGCTCTTGATAAACTGGATCAGATACTAAAAGAGGTGCGTGATAATGCAGTTAAGCAAGAAACAGAATGAGTATATTGTGAATGCGACGCATCGTTGGAATATTAAATCCGGAGCTGTGCGATCCGGAAAGTCTTATGTCGACACTGCGTTTGTGATTCCTTTCCGGATCAGAGAGCGTGCAGGCAAGCCAGGATTAAATGTGATTCTTGGCGTATCGAAAGAGTCTATCGAACGAAATGTTTTGCAGCCGATGCGAGAGATTTACACAGGCAAGTTGATCGGAACGATTAACAACCGGAATGTAGCGCGGATCTGTGGAGAGGATGTTTACTGTCTAGGAGCAGAGAAAATTAGTCAGGTGGCAAAGATTCAAGGGGCATCCATTAAGTACTGCTACGGAGACGAGGTGGCAAAGTGGAACAAGGAAGTGTTCCAAATGTTGAAATCTCGTCTTGATAAACCATATTCCTGTTTTGATGGATCATGTAACCCGGAGCATCCTACACACTGGCTAAAAGAGTTTCTGGATAACATAGAGCTGGATATTTATTTGCAGAGATACACCATTTTTGACAATCCTTTCTTGCCAGAAGAATTTGTGCAGCAGCTCTGCAAAGAATACGAGGGTACAATCTATTATGATCGGCTTATACTAGGAATGTGGAAACGTGCAGAGGGGGCAATCTATAAGCGTTTTGCGGATAATCCGGATGCATACCGATGTGAAGTTGTGGAAGAGCTGAATCCGGATGCAGAAGTGAAGCAGTTCAGGAAGGAAGATATCACATCAATAGAGATTGGTTTAGACTTCGGTGGAAATCAGTCCGGTCATTCTTTTGTTGCCAGAGGATATACAGACAATTACAGAGATGTAATTGCACTAAAATCCCGTAGAATCATGGCAAAGGATGAAAATGAGGATATAGACAGCAATATGCTGGACAAGATGTTTTGCGACTTTGTTGGAGAAGTGATTGAAGAATATGGGGTTGTTATCCGACACGGAGATTATGTGGAATATTGCAATGTGGAAACCGTTTATTATGATAATGCGGAGACGGTTCTTGGAAATTCTATTCGGAACGCAGTGGAGAAACAGTATCCTTGGATATCGGTTCGTAAGGCAAAAAAAGCAACGATAAATGACAGAATCAGATGTACCGTCAAGCTCATGGGAGCAGGGCGGTTTTTTATTACAAAAGACTGCGAAAGCTTGAAGACGGCATTTTCGGATGCAGTTTGGAATAAGGATGTGAAAGATAAGGATGATCGCCTGGATGATGGCAGCACAGATATCGACAGTTTGGATGCGTTTGAATACACGATCGAGCGTGATATGAAATACCTGATTGAAGAGGTGGAAGATGTTTGAGGGATTAAAAAGATTTTGGAAAGGATTTATGCGTATGTTTGGATATACGACATTAAAACAGATCGTTGGTAAGGATATTACTCTTTCTGACAACATGATCAATGCCATAAACCAGTGGAAACAGATGCTGAATGGACAGGCAGACTGGATCACTGACAGTATTGTGTCTTTGGGCATAGAAGAGGGTATTTGTAGGGAATTTGCAGATTGTGTTTTGGTAGAGATGGAAACGAACCTTAGCAATGAGCGGCTGGACAAGATTTATCAGAAGAATATTTCAAGTCTGAATGAGAATCTACAGGAAGGTCTTGCACTTGGATCATTTGTCCTGAAACCGCTCGGAGAAGCTACTGCTGAATTTATATCTGCGGATAAGATCATTCCAATCAGCTTTGGAGATGATGGAAAACCGAATGATATAGCTTTTCTGACAGTGAAGAAAGTCGGAGATACGAATTACTTCACGCGGTTTGAAAGACATTATTTCATAAACGGAAATTTGACCATAGAGAATAAATGTTTTCATTCTCAGACAGCAAGTGATATCGGTCTTCCGTGTAGTTTGGAAGCAGTAGAAGAATGGTTGAACATCAATCCGGGACCTGTTACATATCCGGGAATGAATCGAATGGATTTTGGTTATTACCGGAATCCGATTAAAAATAAAGTTGACGGTTCGGCATGCGGTGTCTCTGTATACGATTCGGCAACAGATCTAATTAAAAAGGCGGACATCCAGGGGGCAAGGCTTGACTGGGAGTATGAATCTGGGGAACGCGCCATCCATGTCGATGGCAAAGCATTAAAACAGGATAAATCAACCGGAAGATTTGGAATGGCAAGGCTTAATAAAAGGCTTTACCGAGGTTTGAATTTGGAAGCAGGGAAAGATCAGGAGCTTCTGAAAGAGTATTCTCCGGAAATGCGAGACGAAGCCTTTAAGCGTGGACTTGAAGAGTATAAGCGAGAAATTGAATTTTCTGTTGGCTTGGCTTACGGAGATTTATCGGATGTGCAGGAAGTCGCTAAGACAGCAACAGAGATAAAAGTATCAAAGAACCGGAAGTATAACCGGGTAACGGCAATTCAGAACAATCTGTATGATTGTTTGGAAGATTTCGCCGCAGGACTTGCCTTTTACAACAGCATGTTGAATTCCGGGTATGAGTTTTCCTGTAAATTCAACGATTCTATTTTGACAGATGAAGAGACAGAAAGAAAGCAGGATATGGCAGATGTGGCGGCAGGCTTTATGCATCACTGGGGATATCGTATGAAATGGTACGGTGAAGATGAAGAG